CAACTGAAAAGTTAATTGACTTACAAAAGAAGTTGAAGGACATTCAGTCTGATGATAAAAAGAAAAGTCCGACAAGTGTTACAAACAATGCTTTGTTTATAGGGTCAACAGCAGAACTTAGTAAATTATTAAAGCAGCAGAAAGATGATTAATAAATAGTAAAACGGAAGACTTTTATAGATAAATGAATAACCCATTAAAAGATCCAAAAAATAAAATTAAAAGATCTACAGGTCCCGGTGCTCTTACCCCAAATGCTGCAAAAGAGTTGGGACCAAAGGCAGTAGAACTTCAAAAGAAAAAAGCTGCTTCCGTAGATTTACCAAAAGTAAAAAAAGAAGAGGTCATGCTTGTAGATAAGATTCTTCAAGAAATTGGAGAGGAAAAAAAGGGTCTTTGGGCAAATATTCATGCCAAGAGAAAGCGTGGAGAAAAACCAGCAAAACCTGGCGATAAAGACTATCCAAAAACATTAAATGTTGAGGGTATTGAGCAAGCTAGAGATAATGTTGGTGCTGATAAGTGTTGGAAAGGTAAAAAACTTGGGACACCCAAAACTAAAATGAAGGGTGGAAAAGAAGTTCCAAACTGCGTTCCTGAAGAGGTAGTTTCAGAAACTTGCGGAACCAAAAAGCATGGTGGAGATGCTGAAAAACCAGGAAAAAATAAAAACTATGTAAAAGAAATTGAAGAATCTGTAAGAATGCCAGCAAAAAGTGGAAACATTTATTATGTAATGGTTTCTTGGAGGGGAAAGGTTTATTCGATTCAAATGTTCTTCCCATATTCTAATCGTCCATCCAGACAAGAAATTCAAAATGAGGTGGAAAAAGTATATCCAGGTTGCAGAGTTACTTATTTTACTATGAGAGATTATGAACCAGGACAACCACTTCTTCAGGTAGAAGATTGGCAAAAGGTAAATAAGTCAGATAAAACTGACGGAATGAGTCCTGCAGCAGTCAAAGCATATAGGAGAGAGAATCCAGGTTCCAAACTCAAAACTGCTGTAACTGGCGACCCAAAACCAGGAAGCAAGGATGCCAAACGTCGCAAGTCATTCTGCGCACGCTCTAAGGGTCAGCAAGACATGCATAACATCGATTGCTCATCCACACCAGATAAACCAGTTTGTAAAGCCCGTCGCCGTTGGAAGTGCTAGTATGAAAAGTTTTAAGCAGTTCTTATCAGAATCAGTAACTATTTCTGGAGACTTTAACGGAAATCTTTACATCAACTCTCAACCAGAACAAAAACAAGTTGGTGAGAGTTATCTTGCTGATGTAGTCTGGCAAGGTAACTTATACAGATTTGAGATGGTAACAAAGTCCGGTCTTCCATCAAAACAAGAACTTGGAGAAGATCTTCAGGGAGAATATCCAGGTGCAGTTGTTCATCAAATTTATCCAGCAAAACAAAATAACACAAAAATAAAAAGTACAAGTAGATATCACCCTTCAAAATTAGAGTGGATTTGAGTTATGGCACAGTGGAATAAAAATAATCAAGACTATCTAAATCAAGAAAGAAGTCTTTTTGAAGTTTATATGTGTGCTGATAGATACGGCAATATTGATGGGTGTCATGGAACTGCAAGCGGTAGTAGTGCTTTTGGAGAAAATATTTCTGTTCCCATTACTCCAGTTTTTCAACTTGATGGACTTTATGGATTGAATTCGGATAGATTTGAAACTTATTCGTTTGGCACAGGTATCACAACTTCTAGTACTTTGATGGAGGTATCAACAGGAACTGGTGCTTATGGATATGGAGTTATTCGTTCTAAAAGGGCAGTAAGATACCGTCCAGGACAAGGTGCTCTGACAAGATTTACAGCACAATTTTCTGGGGGTGTGGAAGGATATACTCAAAGAGCTGGATTCTTTTCACAAGAACAAGCACTTCAAGTTGGTTTTAATACTGATGGAAAATTTGGCATTCTTCGTGAGAATGGTGGTAAGGCACACATTCATAGATTTTCTATTACAACGCCAACAAGCGGAACGGAAAATATAACCGTCACTCTTGCCGGAGTTGCGACTACATTTACCATCGAATCAGGAACAATAACACAGAATGCAACTGGTATTGGCACCAATACATTTCCTGGTTGGATTACTGATTATAGCAATGGATTTATTGATTTTCTATCTACAAGTGTAGGTCCAAAGGTAGGAACATTTTCTATTGTAAGTAATGGAGATTTTGTAGCAACATCTACAACTGCACAATCAGGAGTAAATCATACTAGCAATTGGACATATCAAGAGGATTGGAACTTTGATAGTATGACTGGTGTTGGCGGAACTACTAACCCATCAGGAGTTACGCTGGATCCAACTAAACTAAATGTATACCAAATCAATTTCCGTTGGTTGGGTGTTGGCGAAATGAGATTTGCAGTAGAAAATCCTTTGACTGGTGACATGATGCCAATTCATCATATTCATTATGCAAATAGAAATAATACAGTTCACTTAGACAATCCATCACTTAAGGTTGGTTATGTTGCTGCTAATTTGGATGGAAATCCTGGCGTTGGCGTATCCGTTTCTGGTGCATCCTTGATGGGTGCAATTGAAGGTATTATTAATACCACAACAAATCCAATTGCTGCATTTAGAACAAAAACTGGTGGAATGAATAGCAGTGGTACAAAATTTCATCTTCTTACCATTAAAGGTGGTATGATCGTTAACAATAAAATTAATACAAGAGAACTTATAATAAAAAAAATTAGTGCTTTAACAACATCATCTTCATCATCACCATGCTTTATTTACTTATATCTCGATCCAACAACCAATGATCCTTTAGATTTTACACCTCTTGGAAACGCATCTTCATACTCAAGAACAGATACAGCAATTACTGATGGAGATCCAATAGCAGTATTTTGTGTTACCTCTGGTGCTCCAGAAACAATTGATCTTGATGCATTAAGAATTGTTCTTCCACCTCAAAGAAGATTGACGATGGCAATTTCATCAGATTCAGTTTTACAAAAAGCAGATTGTGCAATAACTTTTATTGAGGACTAATTTTTATGAGTGAAGTATATCTTGGCAATCCTTTATTAAAAAAAGCAAATACTGCAATAGAATTTACAGAAGAGCAAATTATTGAATTTGTAAAATGTAAAGATGATCCAGTTTATTTTGCAAACAATTACATTAAGATTGTTTCTCTTGATGAGGGATTGACACAATTCAAACCATACAATTTTCAAGAGAAATTAATTAATAATTTTCATAAGAATAGATTTAATATATGCAAGATGCCTAGGCAGACTGGAAAGTCTACAACTGTCGTATCTTATCTACTTCATTATCTTATTTTTAATGATAGTGTAAACATTGGTATTTTGGCAAACAAAGCGGCAACTGCAAGAGAACTTCTTGGAAGACTTGCCACTGCTTATGAGAACTTGCCTAAATGGATGCAACAGGGTATTATAGCATGGAACAGAGGTAACATCGAGTTAGAAAATGGATCAAAGATACTGGCTGCTTCTACGTCTGCAAGTGCTGTCCGAGGCATGTCATTCAATATCCTCTTTCTCGATGAGTTCGCTTTCGTTCCAAACCATATCGCAGATTCCTTCTTTGCATCTGTTTATCCTACTATTACTTCTGGTAAAAACACCAAAGTCATAATGGTTTCAACCCCACACGGGATGAACCATTTTTATAGGTATTGGCATGATGCAGAAAAAGGTAAGAATGAATATATTCCCACAGAAGTTCATTGGTCAGAAGTTCCGGGAAGAGACTCTGTATGGAAAGCACAGACTATTGCCAATACCTCAGAACAGCAGTTTAAAGTTGAGTTTGAATGTGAGTTCTTAGGTTCTGTTGATACATTGATTGCACCGTCTAAATTGAAATCTTTGGTATATTCAGATCCATTAAAAAGAAATGCTGGTTTGGATATTTACGAGAATCCGAAAGATGGTCATGACTATGCAATCACTGTAGACGTTGCCAGAGGCGTGAGTGAAGACTATTCAGCATTTGTAGTGATTGATATTACAGAATTTCCACACAAATTAATCGCAAAATATAGGAACAATGAAATAAAACCAATGTTGTTTCCTAATATTATATACGAAGTTGCTAAAAATTACAATGGAGCATATATTTTATGTGAAGTCAATGATATTGGTGATCAGGTAGCATCACTGCTTCATTATGACTTAGAGTATCAAAATGTATTGATGTGCTCTATGAGAGGTAGAGCGGGACAAATAGTTGGGCAAGGATTTTCTGGAAAGAAAACTCAACTTGGGGTTAAAATGTCAAAAACAGTTAAAAAAGTTGGGGCACTTAATCTAAAAACAATGATTGAAGAAGATAAACTTATCTTCAATGACTATGAAATTATTTCAGAACTCACGACATTTATATCAAAACACAATTCATTTGAAGCAGAAGATGGGTGTAATGACGACCTTGCAATGTGCTTGGTAATTTATGCATGGTTAGTTGCTCAAGACTATTTTAAGGAACTTACAGATCAAGATATTAGAAAAAGACTATATGAAGAGCAAAAAAATCAAATAGAACAAGATATGTCTCCCTTTGGATTTGTTGTAGATGGATTAAATGATGGAAGTTCTTTTGTGGACGAAACCGGGGATAGGTGGTTTACAGATGAATATGGGGACATGTCTTATATGTGGGAATATCAGTAATGGATTTAAATGACCAATTTCAAACAGAGCATTTGTATTTAACAGAAAGAACTTGCAAAGTTTGCGGAGAAACTAAAGATCTTATAGATGGGTTTTACAAGATAAGAAAAAACAAATATAATTTATCCTCTTATTCATATGAGTGCAAAAAATGCACTATTATTAGAATTTCTAAATCGAGAAAACTTTTATTTAAAAACAACAATTTGTGGGAATATCCTGATTGGTAATGTTCATGCATTGTTTTCACAAATGAAGCAATGATTTTTAATAAATATTTTTAGGTAAATGAGAACTTAGGAGAAAAAAATGGCGACTCCTCAATTATCTCCCGGCGTACTTGTCAGG